CGGAAGCCTACATCGCAGCCGTGCTCGACCGCCTCGCAAATGGCCACCCCATCACCCGTATCGACGAGCTGCTACCCTGGAACTTCAGGCCAAGCCGTCAACCCACCAGCGTGGGCTGACGCATACGTTTATCGCGCACGAGTTGCTGTTCCACAAAGCCGCCGCTGCGCTCGGCAAGCCGGCCTTCGTCATTGTGGACGAAGCCGCATGGCCGGACGGCCTGGAGGGGATTGACGACACCCCCATGGAACTGCCCCTGGACGCGCTGGACGAAGCTGTGACCGTCCCGGGCGACCGGATCGGCCTGGACACCAGCCGGCTTCGGGCCGCGCATGCCGCCGTCCGCGCCGCCCTCAACAAACACCCGGACGGGAACCTTCAGCGGGACATCATGGTAGCCGCTGGCATCAGTGCCGACACCGGCCGCGACGGCTATGCCCTCTCATGGCGCCGCGTGATCCGACCCGAACTCACCCCAGGGATGGATCCGGCTGAGCGCCGCGCCCTGGTCAAGGCTGCGGTCGGGAACAAGACGGCTATGCGCCTCGCCCGGCTTTTCGGGGCCTTGGAGGCTCTCATGCAGCCCGATGGGCCGAAGGCGAGCGGCTGGATCACTCTCGGCTGGAAGGACACTGATGCCGGCCCCGTCCGGGTGCTGCGTCTCCGTGGTCGGCGCAAAATCGCAAAGCCTTGGAACACCACTCCCACCCTGATCCTGGATGCGACGCTGAACATGTCGCTGGTCCGGCCGTACTGGCCGCAGGTGCAGGTGACAGCCTAGATCGAAGCCGCCGCCCCTCACATGCGGATCCGGCAGCTCGTCGGAAGGGACTGGGCGAAATCAGCGCTGCTTCCTGACGAATGGTGCGAGAACAATCCGAAGGAGGCCGAGCGGCGCCTGAAAAACTCGGAACGGCTCCGCGCGGCCGTGCTGCGGGAGGCTCGTCAGACCCGCGGCCGCGTGCTGGTGGTCGCCCAGAAGGGGGTGGTGGACTACTGGAAGCAGTGTGGCCCCCTGCCATCGAACGTCGAGTTGGCCTGGCACAATGCCGTCGCCGGTCGGGATGAATGGGGGCCTGGGCCGGGCAGGCCTGGCATCTCGCTGCTGATTGTGGTGGGCCGCACCCTGCCGCGGCCATGGGCTGCCGAGATGATGGCAGAGGCGCTGACGGGTGCCGCCGTCTCGACCAGCCTGGCAGGCCCGTATGAACGGCGGGAGGCGCATATCCGCCTGCGGAATGGATCCAGCGTCCCCACAGAGGCCGAGCACCACCCTGATCCGACGGCCGAAGCCATCCGGCAGCATATCTGCGAGGGCGAGCTACTCCAGATCATTGGCCGCGCCCGCGGGGTCAACCGAACAGCGGCCAACCCGGTGGACGTGCTGGTGCTGACCGACCGCCCCCTGTCCATCCCAGTGAACGAGGTTGTCTCCTGGGAGAGCCTGGAGCCCTCCCCATGGGACGTGATGATGAGCATGGGGGGCGTCGCGCTGAAGGGCGCCGCTGACGCTTACCGGGCTTATCCCGTCGAAACCCTATGGACCTCCCCTGCCGCCGCGAAGAAGGCCCTCCAACGATCCAGTGGGGGACATTCCCCAAATAGTAATTCCCTATTGGGAAATGTCCCCCACTGCCGAAGGGCGACCTACCAGAAGGCTGGAGCGAGGCAGCGCCCGAGCACCCTGGTCTACGATCCGTCGGTAGTGCCGGATCTTCAGGATTGGCTGGAGGAGCGCCTTGGCCCCCTGGCATGGCTGAAGGACGATGCGGAGGCCGAAGCTAAACCGCCGGCGCCGACGGTCAGCGAGGGTCTAGTCGGTGCCGCGGCCCAGACGCTGCCGCCGGTCCAGCAATCCGCTCATGCCGCAGCTATGCCGATCCGCCTACCGGCCGACCTGCACATCAGAACGCTGGAGGCACGGCTGGGCGCCCCGAGGCTTTCCCAGCCAGGGCTCGACCACGATGCTGCGCCAGATTCCCATCCTCACTGGCGAGGCGCACAGCCACCTAATCGATCACCTCGACCGAGGTACGAGGAATAGCGATGCCGAAGATCCCTTCCCCCGATGGCCAGGCGGCTGATGATGCGAAGGCCCTCGCCCGCATCGAATGGCTGATTGACCTCCGAGATGCCCTGTGGGAGGCGCGGCCGCCGCCGACCCAATCGGTCCTGCCGACCAGGGTCGAGGAGATGGAGGCTCGCGCTTGGCATGCCGTGCTCGATGCAGCACGGGATCTCATTGCGTCAGTCGATGCGCACCCGGGACGCACACTGCCTCCGACCGAGCGGGTGCTGCACTGATGCAGGAGGCGTAATACGTTTCGCTGCCCACTCCGCCCCCCCCCCGGTATCTTCGCGCGGCCCGGCCTATGTGGGGCCAGCCTCCCTTCGGCCCCCCCTGTGGCCGGCGTGGACAGCCCGAGCGTTCGTGCGTTGGGAGGCCCCTGATTGCCCTCCTAGGCCCGGTCGCCCTAGCCTTGGCGCCGATGCAGACGACCGCCTTCTCCGAAGCCATGGCCGACCTAGGGATGGGCACCGCTGATCTTGGCCGCCTGCTGGGCGCCAACGCGCGCACGGCCCAGCGGTGGAAGTCTGGTGAGGTCAGGATGTCCGAGGGCCACCGCGCGCTGCTGTGGGCGCTCCTTCACCACGACCGGACACTCATCAAGGCGCTGGCCGAGGACTATGCGCCATCCGAGCGCGAGATGCCGGAATGGCTCGACCGTTTCCTCTGGGCGCTGACCCGTGACCGGCGGCTGGCGGCCGTGCTGCTGGACGAGTGGTTGCCGGAGGATGGGCAAGCGACGCCGCTATTAGAGGGGCTGCTGCTCGCCGTGTTGGACCGACCAGCGCGGGCCGTGGAGATGCGGGCGGCGCGCTGACCTTCGCAAGTTGGGAAGGTTGAATCCCTCGTGAGCGACAGCGTTTCCGGTTGGGACATTGTCAAGACAACCCGATATCGTAATCGCGTGATTATCTAGTTTGATTGAGCGATGGCGAAGTACGTGAAGACTGGTGGCCGGAAGCCGGGGGCGCGGAACCGGTCAACCATCGAGCGGGAGATGCGGGCACAGGCCGGCATTGCATCTGCGATCGAAGGCGGCGCCCTCCCGCTCGATATCCTGCTGACCGTCATGCGCGGTGGCCCGGAAGCCGAGGCGATCACGGCGCGCCAGTACGAGGCCGCGGTCGCGGCGGCACCCTACCTCCACCCCCGCCTTGCGAGCAGCAGCATCAATGCCTCCATCCGTCGCAACATCGCCGATTTCACCGACGCGGAGTTGCTTGCTCTCGCAGGCCCGGACGACGGCGAGGCAGGAGATGGCGAGGCGGGCAGCGGCCCGCACTGAGCTGTTGAGCTTCACCCGGTACACGAACCCAGCCTACCGGCCCGGTGCGATGCACGCGCGTATCGCCGAGGCTCTGGAACGGGTTGAGCGTGGCGATTGCCGACGGCTGATGATCTTCAGCCCGCCACGACACGGTAAGTCTGAACTGGTTAGCAGGCGCTTCCCTGCTTGGGCGCTCGGCCGCGATCCCACTCGGCAATTCATCTCTGCCAGCTACGGACAGGACCTTGCCAGCGACTTCGGTCGCGACGTTCGCAACCTTGTCGCATCGCCCGAATTCAACGCTCTGTTCCCTGGTGTGGGTCTCGCAGAGGACAGCGGCGCGAAGGCGCGGTGGCACACCAGCGAGGGCGGCAGCTACGTCGCCGCAGGTGTAGGCACTGCCATCACTGGCCGAGGCGCCGACATATTGTCGATCGATGACCCGGTGAAGGACCGGGCTGAGGCAGAAAGCGCGGTTGTGCGAGATGCCGTATGGGCGTGGTACACCAGCACTGCCTTCACGCGCCTGATGCCTGGCGGCGCTGTCATCCTCACCCAGACCCGCTGGCACGCCGACGACCTTGCCGGACGACTGCTCGACCAGATGGCCGCCGGTGGCGAGCGCTGGGAGGTGTTGAACCTTCAGGCAATCGACGAGGACGGTGAGGCACTGTGGCCCGAGCGATACCCGCTCGTGGCGCTCGAAGGCATCCGAGCTACCATCGGTGATCGCGACTGGTCGGCCCTGTACCAGCAGAGCCCCATCGTCAGCGATGGCGCAGTCTTCAAGGTTGAGGCGATCACCGTTCGGGACACCCCGCTCGAGCGGGGGACGATGATCCGTGCTTGGGATCTTGCAGCCACGGCCGCAACGCAGAAGCGATCGCCGGATTGGACGGTGGGCCTCTTGCTTCACCAGAGCAGGGACAATCGCTTGACCGTCTGCGATATCGTGCGGCTGCGGGCCGGCCCCGAGGGCGTGGAGCGGGCCATTGTCGAGACCGTCGAACGTGATGGCCCGGACACGGTGATCTCGCTGCCCATCGACCCAGGCGCGGCCGGCAAGGTTCAGGCCGAGTACCTGACGCGCCAGCTGCTGGGCTACACGGTCCGCACGTCACGGGAAACCGGCTCAAAGGCGACCCGCGCCATGCCGGTCGCATCGCAGGCGAATGTCGGCAACCTGTCGATCATGCGGGCACCGTGGAACCGGGCATTCCTCGAGGAACTGCGTGGCTTCCCGAACGCGCAGCACGATGACCAGGTGGACGCCTTGAGCCGCGCCTTCGCTGAAGTGGCGACGCCTGCATTCGATGCCTCTTACTCGTGGGTCAGTTAAGAATGAATGCCATTTTTGCCGACAGCCTCCGGAGCCTCGTTGGCGAGATGGGCGGCATCGGCAGCCCGCGCGACAAGGGTTCGCAGGCCCACTACGACTTCGCCCGCATCTCGCAAGCCGAAATCTGGGCCTTGATGGAGAGCAGCTGGATCGCTGCCAGGGCAGTCGAGCAACCTGCCGCCGACATGACGGCGCGGTGGCGCACATGGCAGGGCCGCAGCAGCGATGTGGCCGCAATCGAAGCCGAGGAGCAGCGCCTTGACCTCCAGGTCAAGGTAGCGAAGGCGCTGGCCCTTGCGGCTCGGGACGGTGGAAGCTTGCTCCTCATCGGCGTCGGTGGTGCCGCTGGCGACGATCCATCGACGCCCCTCAACCCGAGCCTCGTCGGCAAGGGCGATCTCAGCTTCATCCACGTCGCATCGCGCTACGAGATCAGCTGCGGCCTGGTGGAACGCGATCCGTCGCTACCGTGGGCGGGCCTGCCGCGAGAGTACCGGCTCGCGCTCGACGACCGGAAGTTTCTCGCCATCCACCCGACGAGGACATGCCTCTTCACGGGCTCGCCGGCGCTGGGATGGTCCAACGGCGAGCCCTGGGGCACGTCGGTGCTGCAGCGGGCCTGGCGCCCGATCGCGGACCTCGAGCAGACCATCCGGGCGATCCAGCATCTCCTGTTTGAATCTAAGCAAGACATCATCAGCATTGAAGGGTTGAATCGCATTGTCATGGATCCGGTGGCGCGGACCGCGCTGGTGTCGCGGTTTGCGCTCGCCCATTCCATGCGGTCGATGTTCAGTCTGACGCTGCTCGATGCAGCCGAGAAGCATGAGACGAAGCAGCTTGACCTGGGTGCCGGGCTGCCCGAACTGGTCGATCGGCTCATGATCCAGGTATGCGGCTCCGTCGATATCCCAGCTTCTCGCCTGTTCGGACGCTCGAGTGCCAACGGCCTGCAAGCCAGCGCGGCCGGCGAGAGCGACGACGAGCGGTACTTCGGTCGCCTTGCGTCCAAGCAGAGGACCGACATCGGGCCCGCGCTGCGGCTGCTCGACGATTGCTTGATCCGGTCAGCGCTGGGACGGAAGCCGCGTTCGAACTCGGTGTTCTATGAATGGGCGCCCCTGTGGTCTGAGCGCGCGACGGATCTCGCCGAGGTTCGCTTGAAGCACGCGCAGGCCGCGGCTGCGCTGGCCGCCACCGGCCTGGTCGCCCCGACGGCGCTGGGGGCATCCCTGGTCAGCCAGACCGAGGACGATGGATGGCTCCCGGCGCTGGCGCAGCACATCGCAGCGGCAGGCCGTGGAGCTGGAACCACGGCGGGAGAGTGACATGCAGGATCTGGTGCAGGACGCGCTCGTCGGCGTGATCGAGAACCGCTTCCACGAGGCGTTGGCTCACGGTGCCGACGTGCGTGAGCTGGCAGCCCATGCCGTTGATGCAGTGGTGGCCGAATGCGTGACGCTGCTGGAGGTCCGGGCGGCGCTGATCGAAGACCGGCGCCAGCGGGCCACCATGCTGTCGGCTGCCGAAGCGCTGCTGGCTGCGCAGTTCGCCAGTGCCATTCCCACAAGAAGGCGATAGCCAGCAGGGCTGCGCGGGTTGGTGTGTGGCCGGGCTGCCGATGGCGGCGCCTCCGAGTGTGGATTCCGGCGGGTAATGGCAGAGGGTGATGCGGGCATGACAGCGCAAGCCCAGCTGGGCAGGCGCACCTTCGGCCTGCCCAGCCCGCGCCATATAGACTAGAGCGTGTCCGTTGAACACCGGTTCACGATCTGAGTGACGGCGGAGGCTGAGTGTGGTTCACCGTCTCCATTGGAGGGAGGCGGTGATGGCGCGGGCATACTCGGACGATCTTCGGGCCAGGGTTATCGATGTTGCCGGCTCGGGCGCGTCAGCCCGTGCGTCGGCGGCGCGCT